CCTGGGTCTGGTCGGTGATGAGCACTTCCCCGAGCACCGCCACGTGGTTGGCCGCCTCGCGATCCCGTACATCACCCCGGGCGGCGTGGTCAACATGAAGTTCCGCTGCGTTGAGGACCACGACTGCAAGGCCGAGAAGCACGCCAAGTATCTTGGCACCGTGGGCGCCGAGGACCGCCTGTACAACGTCCAGGCTCTACATGATGCAGATGACACCATCCATGTTACGGAGGGCGAGATCGACGCGATCACGGCCACCGTGGCCGGGTTCCCCGCGGTCGGGATCTCGGGCGCCAGCAAGTGGGCGGACCACTACGGCAAGCTGTTCGAAGATTTCGCCGAGGTCGTCGTGTTGGCCGACGGGGACGCGGCCGGCGAGGACTTCGCCGACCGGGTGCTGCGGGAGATTGAGCACGCGCGGCCGATCTTCATGCCTGACGATGAGGACGTCAACAGCGTGGTCGTCGAGTTCGGCGACAAGCGGCTGCGGGAGATCATCGAGGAGGCGAAGCGGTGATGGCCGGCGGGTACGGGCGCGTAAGTGCGGCGGAAAAGCGCGCCATGCTGGCAGCCGTAGGCGAGCCGTGGCCGCTGTGCGACTGCCACGGAAGGCTGAGGCGGTGGAAGGCAACCACCAGGCATCGAGCTGGTGGGCAGTGGACCTGTCAGGTTGGCAGCTCGGAGTATGTGCGACGAAGTAACCGGAGGCGAAACCGGAAGCTAACGGAACGACGAAAAAACGACCCCCTGACGAGGCTGAAATATCGAGAGTACATGCGTCAATACATGGCCCGCGGAGCTGAGGAGCGAGACGAGCAGCGTCTAGCCCAGTTACTCGAAAGGACAGGCCAGTGAGTTACGGACACCGCAAGCGCTCGGACGCCGAGTTCGCTTGGGTCGACACTCGCGAGACCGTGAACACGGCCCTGCGCTCGATCCTGCGACGGGCCGCCAACCAGGTGCTCGACGACTACTTCCAGAAGCACTTCCTCCCGGCAATCGAACGGGGCGAGATCCCGGAACTGGACGCCTCGCCTGTCCAGTTGCGTCGCCTGCTGCGAGACGAACTCGTGGCCCAGCAGACCAAGGAACTGGAGGCCGGCGATGGAGCTGCCGACCCGAGTGCGGAGTAGGATCGCACCCAAGCGCACCCTCATCTGGGACTTGGAGCGGTCTCCGCACCTCGCCGAGGTGTACCAGATCTGGGACCAGAACGTGTCTCGCGTGGGCCTCCTGAGGCACGGCGTCATGGAGTGCTTCGCCGCCAAGTGGCACGGCGACAACGGCGTCGAGTGGCACGGCGCGTTCGCGAACGAGGATGCTCGGATCTGGATGCTGGAGCGGGCGCGCAAGTTACTCGACAAGGCCGACCTGGTGGTCGGCTTCAATAGCCGCAAGTTCGACACCAAGCAGTTCAACAACGAGCTGCTGCGCTACGACATCGCGCCGCCGTCCGACTACAAGCACGTCGACCTGTTCGCGATCGGCAAGCGGCACTTCGACTTGCCGTTCAAGGGCATGAACGACATGGCCGAGTTGCTGGGCGTGGCCACCAAGCTGGACGTGGGTCACGGCATGGCCCTGATGCGCAAGTGCCTGGCCGGCGACACGCAGGCAATCAGCTCGATGCGCGCGTACAACACGCAGGACGTGGTCGTGACCGAAGAGGTCCTGGACGAGCTGATCCGCCGAGGGTGGCTGACACTGTGATCACCGACGAGGAGCTGGAACTGTGCCGGAGGGTGGCGGCGAGCGTCGCTCGCCGCTTCCACGGGTTCGTCGAGCTGGACGACGTGGAGCAGGAGTGCCGGCTGTGGATTCTGGAGCACCAGTCCAAGGTCCAGGAGTGGCGCTCCGATGGGCGGCCCGAGCTGCCGCCGCTGGTCAGGGCGCTCACCCGACGCGCCACCCAGTACGCGAAGGCCGAGCAGGCCGCTTGGAGGAGGTCCGTGCCACGAGCTTTCCGCGACGACTACACGCCGCAGCAGGTGCGCCTGGCCCTGCCGATGGCCCTGGACGACGGCCACGCCGAGGGCAGCGAAACCCTACAGGCTGTAGTCGCCGACATCAAGGTTGGCCTGGAGCAGCTGAGCGAGAACGATCACGGCGTGCTGCGGGCGGCCGCGGACTTCGACTTCGACTATGAGGCCATCGCCACAGCGTACACGGACGACGAGGTCTGGTTGACCAAGGACGCGGCCGAAAAGCGAGTGTCTCGCGCCATCCATCGACTGGCCAGGGCCATGAACGCGGACGCCGAAGAGGCGCGCCGAAACGCGGGACCCACGTTCCGGGACATCGCCCGCTACTCCAACGCCGACATCATCGCGCTGCAGGGCCGCATGGGCGAGGCGCACGACAATCCAGGATCGGGAGACGGGATATGAACCAAGCGGTTAGTGAACACGCGCGCGACTGGAACGGGTTCGTCACGAAGGACTCGGGTGCGCGGGCGGAGTACGCCAGCGGCATGGTCCGTGACACCGAAGAGGGTAAGGCCAGGTTCGACCTCCTCCTCGCCGAGGGGGTGCCCTACGAGGAGCAGATGCTCACCCGATTCGCCGAGCACATGACTCGCGGGGCGGAGAAGTACACCGCACGGAACTGGGAGAAGGCTGAGGGCGAGGAGGAGCTGACGCGGTACAAGTCGTCGGCCCTGCGACACCTGATCCAGTGGCTCGCGGACGAGCGGGACGAGGACCACGCCGCCGCCGTCATGTTCAACCTTCTGGCCGGGGAAACCGTGCGCTGGAAGATGGGGACCCGAACGTGAAGCCGACCCCGTACCGGAAGGGCGACCGGGTGCTGATCCTGGCCGAGCGCGGCGACGGTGTCCCGCTGGAGCACTACCTGGCCCGCAACCAGGTCGGCGTCGTGGTCCGCACGGGACTGACTGATCGGGTCTGGGTGCGAGGCGACGGCTGGGGCATGTTCGCCGACACGGAGATCGAGCAGCTGCTGGAACCCGAGGAGATCCGGAAGTTGGACTGAGCCCAAGACGACAAGAAACGGCCACACCCTTTTGGGGTGTGGCCGTTCTCTTGAACGGAATCTGTCGTGTTACACGACGCCGCCCGTGACCAAGTGGACCACGATCCAGGTCAGGCCCAGGGCGAGGGCGCTGCGTCGCACCCACACCCACCCCGTGGGGCGCTCATCCTTGACGGCGAACCACTTCCACAGGTGCTCGGACAGGGTGTCGTCCTTGGTCTTGTTGAACACGGCCGGCAGCTCGATCGCGAAGAACAGTGCGACCCAGGCCAGCCACAGGATGGTCCACTCGCTCATTCCGGGTCAACCGTCTCGGCTTCGGCGGCCAGCTTCTCGGCCGACCAGTCTCCGAACTTGTCCGGCTTCCAGGGCGTGACCTTCTGCCGGGCGTACAGCGAGAACAGGAGGGCGGTGACCGTGTTGATGCCGGCGATCTGTTCGGCGGACACCTCCAGCCCGAACGAGGCGGCCAGGACCAGGGCCGAGTTGACGCCGCCCAGGATGACCGGCCAGCCGATCCTGTCGTACCACTTCTGGCCCGTCGAGGGCGCGGTGAAGTTCATGGGGTTCCCTTCCTTCGGGGTTTGTCAGAACCTGGTGACTACGGCCAGGACCATGGTGACGGCGGCGACGACCCAGCCCAATCCGGTGGCCACCCCGCTGGAGCGCGCCAGCCGCCTCTCCACGACGCCCTCCAGGTCCTCGACCTTGCCGCCGATCTGGTCGAGACGCTGCTCGGCCTCCTTGCGGGGCATGAGCGTGCGCTGGTAGTCGCCGACCATCTCGCGCAGCTCATTGAGGCCTTCGAGCCGGCGCTCGACGGCGCCCTCGGCCTTGATGATGGCCTCCTTGGCGTTCCTGCTGTCGGCCTGGGCCTCGCTCCGCGCGGAAGCGATCTCGGCCGACAGTGTGCGGTCCAGCGCCTTGATCTGGCTCTCCAGGAGTTCGTGCAGCGTGACGTTTCGCATCAGGCCCCCCAATTCGCCGCCTGGGCGTGGCCCGTGCGCAGCTCGTAGTCCTTGTCCAGGTGTTGCAGGTAGTTGCCGGACTTGAATACCGACCAGGGCGTCCAGTCCGTGCCGCCCTTCGAGATCACGAAGGCGGCCGAAGCGTTGTAGTCGACGTGGCGCAGCGCGAACGCGATGCGCCACAGGTCGGCGGCATTGCCGGACCGGTGGTCGCGCAGCGAGCGGATCTGGAACCAGCCGACGCTCGGCCCCCAGTCGACGTTGACGAGGCCCAGGTCGCCGACCGCGTCGGTGTACGCGAACAGTGGCCCGTCTGGGGCCCAGCCCTTGGACTCGCCGTAGCCGACGGCCTTGGCGATTCGACGCTTCTGTGGATCGGTGAAGCCCGCCCGGATCAGCGCCTCATCGGCCGGGCTCACTGAGGGTTCGATGCGCCGAACCCGATCTGGATGTCGGCGAGCGCACTGCGCACGACGGCGTCCACGTCGGTCAGGGTGATGTTGCTCGGGGGCAGGCCGGCGAGGATGGCCCGCGCCAGCGCTTCGACGTCGACGGTCTGGATCGCGTCGACCTTCGCGTCGACATCGGCCAGCTTCGTGCCGTTGTCCTTGCTTTGGCTGAGCGCCGCAAAGGCGTTCTCGCGCGCGTTGTACGCGAACTTCTGGATCGAGGCCCACATGTCGCGAGGCGCGTCCGCGCCGCCAGCTCCCGTGGTGCGCGGGATCGGCGAGAATAGGGCGCTGCGAATTGCGAACAGCGCCTCTCGTTCGTCGGGTAGCAAGTCGTCCTCCTCTGCGCCGCCAAGCAGCGCGTCTCGTGTGTCCTGTCTCATGGTGTACATCTTGTGGCCGCCGGGGTCGACCTTGCGGCCCGACCACTCCCGGTGGCCGACGTCGCGCTGCGCCGTCCAGCCCATCTCGCGGTCCAGCTCGGCGGCCAGGGCGATGGACGCCCTGTACTGCGCGGTGGTCATGGGCTGGCCGCCCGTGTACATGATCTCGACGCCGTAGGCGATGGCGTTGCCGTCCGTGTCGTCGGGCCCGGGCCCGATCTCGCTGGTGTAGGGTGCCGCACTGTTGCGCATCTTGCTCAGCGTCGAACTGGAACCCCTGCCGGCGTGGTTGGCGCGCCCCAATGCTCCGAGCCAGATCTCGCCATTCGCGCGGACGGCCCACTGGCACAGGGGTCCCGGAATGCCCTCGCTGGCGCGGCCCGAGATGAACAGGAAGTACAGGTAGTCGTCGGACTGGGAACTGCCCCCAGTGTGGTGCCAAAGGAAGCCGGCCAGGGGGCCGAACGTGCCCGGTCGGCCACGGGTCTCCCAGCCGGGATACAGCTTGACCGTAAATCCGCGGGTCGCCAGGCGCGACGCGACTCTGCGCAGCTCCGTTGCCGTTAGTGGTGCACTCACGTTGCGTTCTCCCTAACCATCCTCAGTCCCCCAGAGTTCGTACAGTCACGTATGACCGGCCGCCGAAGTTCTTGCGGTTGTGGTCTGGCGACTGTGCCCCCTCGTGGAGCACCTGCTCGATCATCACGCGGCGACTCTCGCCCGTGCGCAGGTCGCGCATGATGACGACCTCGGACAAGTTCTCCAGGTGTTCCAGACCCGCCTGCCGGGCATAGGCGAAGCCCTCGCCGCCGACCGTGACGTTCTGCCGGTTCTTCTCGTAGTCGGCCAGCTGCAGCGGGAAGCGCAGCAGGCGTTGCTGCTTGGTGGGCGCCGGAAGCGCCCGCAGCTGGTAGCTGCGCAGCTCCGGCCCGTGCGCGTCGTCCGAGTCCGAGCGGGCCAGTACGAAGTGCATCGTGAAGTGCTCCAGAGTCTGCGAGTGTTGCGCGTCGACGTCGCGGTAGCCGTCGACGTTGCCCAGCGTGGTCAACGACGTCGGATCGTGGCCGTCATGCTCGTGAAGAACCGCGACAGTGGCTCCCCCGGTTGCGTCCAGACCGATGCGGATGCTTTCCACGTGCTTGTTCTCAACGGTGCCGAACCGGATACGGCCCGAGACCAGAGTGCCCGACGAGACGAGTCGTGTCGCGTGCTCGCGGTACGTGCCCGCCGACGCGACGGCGAAATGCTCCCGCCCCTGGAACCAGGTGACCGAGAGGACGGTGCCGGAACCCCCGGCAAGGTGATTGGAGTACGCGAACCCGAGTTCGCCCGCGACCTCATTGGCCAGGTCCACCTTTCGAGTCAGGCCGCCTTCGTGGCCCGTGTAGGCGAAGTCGCCGCGCCCCATCACCGACATGGTCGGCAGGTCGTTCCAGATGAGCGGCCCCAAGGCCGCCTTGCCGGCGTCCACCAGCGCCACCCGGAACCCGGCCGTAGTGCCCACCAGCAGGAAGCCCAGGTAGCCGGACACCTGGTGGCAGTGTTCGCCCAGCGGCAGCTGGACGGCAACGGTGCCGGCGGTCAGGGTGGGCGTGGCGCCCTGCGCGTCGATCTCGATGACGTGGATGGCCGACCGCTCGCCCGAGTGACCGCCGGCCCACACTGCGCCAGCCGTCTCGGTGATGCCGGTCCACTCCCAGCCCGCGTCGGGATGCGTGTACAGCGCGGTGCCCGGGAAGGCGCCGCCCGCCAGGGTCAGTTCGAAGATCTTCGGGCCCACGGCGGCGAAGATGCGGTCCTTGGCCCAGAACACCCTGACGGGCGCCCCGGCGCCCGTCCACAGGGCGGCGCTCAGCGCGGTGCCCGAGGCCTCGGCCAGCGTGTAGATGTTGCCGTTGTCGCCGACCAGGAACTGGGAGCCCGTGTAGGCGATCGACGCGGCGCTGGCCGTGCCGGTGACCGCGGTCTCGGTCGTGCCGTCCCACACGGACAGGGTGCCGCCGTCGCGTTGCAGCAGCCGGTTGGGTCCGGCGGCGATCTCCACGTCGCCGTTGACCGCGTCGGGACCCAGCTCGGTGTCCTTGAGCAGGTGTACCGAGCCGTCGTCGTTGAACACCTCGACGCCAGTCGAGGCGAAGTAGCGGGTCTCCGCACCCTCACCCTGCAGGGGCTCGTAGTAGCGGATGCCGGCCCCGCCGAAGAAGGCCGACTGCGAACGCAGCCACCAGCCGATCAGCGACTGCTCGCCCACCAGCTGCTGCGCGTCGAGCTGCTCCTTGCGCCGCTGCGCCGACGACCGCTCGTACAGGTGCTCAGTGTTGATGTCCAGGAAGAACGGCAGGTTGCCGAAGGCGACGTCGAAGTCCTCCACGTCCACCGAGAACTGGCCGGAGGGGACTCCGCCTACGCCAGGCAATGCGGCAGGAATGCCCTCGGTAATGTCCCAGGAGAACGTGGCCACTTCGACTCACCTCGCGTGTCGATCGTTGCGTCAGGACGCGTTGCGCTTGCGAATGTACCCGGCCGCAGATTCGCGGGCCTTCTTCGCGCCCGCCCGCCGGTTGACCGGCGTGCGACCCAGTCCGACGCCCCGGGCCTTGGACGAGGCGTGGGCCTTGCCGGTGGCCGACGCGGCGCCGACGGCGCGCGCGGCGGGCTTGCGCTTGGGCGTGCTGGGCGCAGACTCCTTGGCGTACAGCGCGCGCAGCTGGGCCTTGGCGTCCTCGATGCGCCCGTGGGTGCCTAGGACCCGAACGCCGGCCTTCTTGGTGACGACGAACTTGCCGCCGCGGTTGGAGATCTTGTATGGCATGGTTTCCTCCCGGTTAGATGCTGGCGCCCAGCCGGCGTCCTGTCATCCACGAGCCCTTGTGGACGATCGTGGCCGTCCCCCCGGACGTGTTCTGCGCCCAGCGGAACCGCAGGAAGTTGGAGGCCGAGCTGAGCGACACGTAGCCACGAATGTGCGTGGTCAGAATCGCCGCCGCGCCGTTGCCGGGTATGGGGAACGTCTGGCCTTCGGTAAAGCTGCCGACGACGAACGGCGGAGAGACGCTGCTGTCTCGCGTGGACACGTGCTGGAGTTGGCTGGCGGTTACAGTGCCCGTGGTTGCCGTGACGTCTATCTGGATGTCGCTGGCGGTGGTCGCCTCCCAGACTATGAACAGCTCGATGAGCCAGGTACCCGCGCCCAGTCCCGGATTCAGGACCAGATGGTCGTCGTTCTGCATGACGGTGCTGTTGACGACGCTCTCGGCGGCCGTCTTGAGCGCATGCACCTGCTCGGACAGCGACGCATTGGTGATCACGTTTGTCGCCGAGTCCAGCGTCTTGTTGGTCAGCGTCTGCGCCTCGGTGGTCCCAACGACCACGCCCACGCCGTGCGTAGAGGTGTCCGCCTCGTGGGCGGTCAGGTCGGCCGAGGTGGCGCGGAGGCCGATCGCGGTGTCCTGGGCGGCCTGATCCGCCACCAGGCCGATGATCGCGGACTGCGGGACGTCCAGCAGCGTGTTCAGGTCGCCGTCGACGGTCTTGTTGGTCAGCGCCTGCGCCTCAACAGTTCCGACGACCACGCCGACGCCGTGAACGTTCACGGCGTCCTCGTGGTTTCGAGACCGCTGCAGATCTTCGCCAGTCATAGCGTGCTGGAACACGGCGCCGCCCGCGTGCGCCTGTCCCGAGGTGCCCTCCTTGCCGCGCTGCATGGTGACTGTCACGCCAGTGATGTTGGTGACGTAGACGATCTCCTCCGCGCCGGCTCCAGGGTCAATGAGCACCTTGAATGGGTAACTTGTCGGGTAGCCGGCCGGCGAGTTGGCCAGGGTCAGCGTGGTGGTCGCGCCGTCGATCGTCGAAGCCAGCGCGTTGGGCACCGCAACTGACGAGTAGAAGAATGCAGCGGCCACGGCTTACCACTCCCGGTTGTTCGTTGGCGGGTAGTCTTCGAGCAGACGATCTCGCTCCTCCAGCAGGTACTGCCGGTGCAGCGTGAAGTATTCCCGCTGCACGCCCGACGGGTCTCGGCGCTGCTTGCGGTTGGCCTCGCCGGCACTGACGCTCTCGCTGGACGCCTCGCCGGCCACGGCACCCGTAGCGATCATGTGCACAGCGCCGTACTTGATGGCCGGCCAGGCCGTCGGACGCAGCCCCGAGTCGGCGAACTCCTGGGCCAGCGTCACCGCAGTGGGTCGCGTGGCGTACGTCACCTGGATCGTGGCGCTCGGCAGCTGGGCCTCGTACAGGTCCAGCGTCTTGCCCGTCGGGAAGTCGGTGGTGTCGGCGCTGCGGTTGAACGCCCAGCGGTCGACCAGCTCCCAGTCCTGGGTGACCCCGCCCAGCGGGGACACCTCGACGCGGAGCACCTTCTCGGCGTCCGCGTTCAGCGGATACGAGATCCGGCCGCTGACCACGACGAAGGTCTCTTGCGCCACGCCGTAGATCATAGGGTACGAGTTCTCGATGATGTCGTTGATGGCGTTCAGCACTCGCGCGCGCGGGAAGCGCGGCGTCATGGTGACCCGCGTGTTCGCGCCCCAGGTCTGCGCCGCGGTACCCTGGTAGCCCCGCCCGAACGGGGCCACGGTGCACTCGCCCGTGTCCCGGTTCACGCCGGCCACGAACACCAGCTCGTCGCCGACCTCGGCAATGCCGCGGGACAGCTGCGAAAAGGTGGAGTCCACGGTGAACGACAACGCCGAGGCGTTGATGCCGGCGGTCAGCCAGGTCAGCTGGCCCACGTCGATGGTGTGGCCCTGGGCCTCGCCCAGCACTTCCTCGACCAGGGCGTCCACGTCGTAGCGTGCCACGGAATCCTCCTCGTCAGCCCAGCAACACGTTCAGTGCGCCGCGCAGCTCCAGGCCGGTGGTGCCGGCCAGCACGTTGGCCGCGCGGGTGGCCGACAGGCCACTCGTGAGGGCCTTCACGTTCAGCGCCCGCTCCAGCGACAGGCCCGTGGTGCCGGCGTACACGTTGGCCGCCCGTTCCAGCGACAGGCCCGTGGTGCCGGCGAGCAGGTTCATGGCCCGCTCCTCTTCGACGTTGTGGCTCATGTCGCCGTCACCTCCGCGACTCGATCGGGATCGGCCGGCTGGTAGCTCCACTCCCTGTCGGCGCGGTACGCCTCGCCGCGCTCGTTGCTGGCGACGTCGGCCATGTCGATGTCGCGCTGCAACGTGGTGCGAGGCTGGACGCCCTGAGCGCGCAGCTCGCGGTACTTGTCCAAGCGACCGGAGAATTGCTTCGACTTCGAGCGGTCATGACCCCTGGACGAGTCGGCGCCGAGGATCTGCGCGCCCTTGGCCTTGAGGCACTCGCCGTACGACTCGTGATCTCGGGTTCGGCAGCCGGAACTGCACTTGTCGCCTGCGCTCACAGTGCGTTCCTCAATTCGTTGTGGGCGTCCAGGATGTTGTCGACGCGCGCGTAGCGTTTGGGCAGCTCGGCCAGGAAGGCCTGCTCCACGCGGTGCCGCTGGGAGTCGGTCTTGGCCGCGTCGTGCGCAGTTCCGAACTCCCGCCGCAACCGTATGACTTCGCCGGAGGCGTCCATGAACGCCTCCTCGTGTCCCGTCTTGCGCAGTGCCATCGCGACTCCCCTCAGTTAGGCGTCGGGCTGTAGCCCGACGCGACCAGCACGCTGGCCACGGCCGACGGCACGTTGTCGTAGACGTGTCCGCCGACGAAGTAGTCCACGCCCTCGACGCCGTCCTCGGTGTCGACGACCCAGTACCTAGACGTCTCGTACAGGCCGGTGCTCGCGTTCAGTTTGACCGACCGGCCCTGCTGGTACGTGGTGAACTTGTCCAGGAACGCGTGGTTGACGTACCGCGGGTGATGCCGCTCCTCGCTGGGCGGGACGAACGTGTACGTCACGGTCCCTGTCGTGACCGGCAGCGCCGTCTCGGTCTCGGTGATCAGGCCCAGGGGGACGGCAATCGGGCCGCTGAGCGTGAGCGTGACCGCCTGCGCAGTCTCGGTCTCGGTGACCAGTCCGAGCACGACGCTCTCGTGCGTCGACACGGCCAGTCCGGTCTCGGTCTCGCCTGGCAGACCCAAAGTCAGGGTCTCGCGGATCGAAGTCGGCAGGCCGGTCTCGGCTTCGGTGACCAGGCCGAGGGCGATTTCCTGTGCCGCCCCGCCCTGTTGCACTGTCACCGGCTGAGCCGTCTCGGTCTCCGCGACCAGGCCGAAGGTGACGCTCTCCCTGACGGTGGCCGCTTGGGCGGCCTCCGTTTCTGCGGTCAGACCCAGGACGACGCTTTCGCGCAGGGCGACCGGTTGCGAAGCCTCAGTCTCGGCGACCAGGCCCAGGTTTACGGTGATCGGGCTGCCCTGCTCCACGGTGATCGGCTGGGCCGTCTCGGTTTCCGTGGTCAGGCCAAGGACCACGTTCTCGCGCAGCGTTGCGACCTGCGAGGTCTCGGTCTCCGTGACCAGACCCAAGTCAACGTTCGTTACCGGCGGTGCCGGGCGAACCGCGATGGTCCATGCCGTCCATTGCTCGGCCGCCGAGATGGTTGCCGTGCCGGGATCCTCGTTCGGGGCGGCCAGCTCGCGGGTCGCCATGGCGACGCCACAGCCGTTCGAGTTGGCCCAGCGGCTGGTGGTCTGGCTGTCGTTGTAGTTCGCCGGGTATGACGTGTGGGAAACGTTGCCGTCCCAGCCGTAGGCGACGACCCAGAGCGTGTCCTCGGTGCCCCAGGACAGGTCGCCCGCTGTCGGCTGTCGGAACGGGTTAGGGGCGTTGGTGTTGCCAGAGGCGCCCCCCGCAGAGATCGGGTCGGTCGTCGGATGCGCCCCGGTAACCTTCGCCCAGGCGTGCGCCCAGCCCTCGCTCGCGCCCGTGATGGTGATCGAGTTTCCGGTGCCGCCCCAGCCCTCGGTACCGTCGATGCGCCGGAACCGGGTCCAGCCGATCGTGGCGCCGCTGGACACGGCTGCGCCCAGGTTGGTCCACGCCGGGCTGGCCGGCCAGGTCTGCGCCCCGGTGCCGTCCTTGTGAACTGACAGGATGACGATGTCGCCGACGGCCAGATTGTCGGGCAAGGACGCTACGTAGCTGCCGGTGTTCGCGCCCGAGTTGGCCGACCCCGTGGTGTCCGTCGGGAAGGTCACGGATCAGCCCCCCTTGGTTACGACGAGCGCCAGAACCCCGCCGCGTTGGGCACCAGAACGACGTCGTTGCCGTCCGGCGTGAGCACCGCGGCGTAGGCGCACAGCGGAATGACCGCCGAGTCGGCGGAACCCGTGTCGGGACGGAAGCACAGCAGGAACTTGCCGACCGCGTTGCCGGCCAACGCCGTGTACGTGACGTCGGGCAAGTCCAGGTCGAGTCGGTTGTTGGTGTCGTCGGGCGCCGGCAGCGCGAGCAGGGCGACGTCGTCCAGCACCTTGCGCGCCTGGTTGGTCTGCTCGTTGTTGGCCGCCGCGAGCAGCGTCGACAGGTCGTCGTAGTTGTTGAGCGTGTCGTCGGCCTCGATGCCGGTAGTCTCGATGGGCACAAAGACGAACGCCGCGTTGGCGGTCGAAGTGAACTGTCCGGCCGTGGCAAGGACGAGGCTGTTCTTGACGGCGTAGTAGTAGTACTTCAACGCGCCCCTGGCGATGTTGAATACGAAGTCGGAGCCAGCCATGGCCGTTTCCCCTCCTGGGTCGGGCGGGTGGCGCCCGAAGGCGCCACCCCGTTGGTCAGTCCAGCTCGGCGATGAGCGCGTTGAGCTTGGTCTTGAGTTCGTTGATCAGGTCGGCCTCGGGCTGGCCGTACGTGGCGTCAGCGTTTGCGGTTGCAACCGGAGCCACCGCCGTACGGACGGCGCCCGTGGCGCCCCCAAGCGATTCCACGAGAGGCATACTGTCCCTCCCTCCTGCGTGTCGGGCGCGGGCGCCGAAGCGCCCGCGCCGTCGTCAGTGACCCTCAGGTCAGCCAGATTGGCCGCCGGAGAAGCCGTGGTGGATCCGGTGCATCGCTTCCTGCCGGAACGTGGTGAACCCGAGGGTTCCGTACCAGTGGATGTCGACGTGCCGGCGGTAGGGGTCGACCATCGGGCCGACGCCGGGACCGGGCTCGCGCTTGACCCACTGGGCCAGCGCCTCGCGGCCGAAGATCATCGTCTGATGAACGTCGATGCCGCCGGAACCGGCGTTGTCCACGAAGCGCGCCCGCGGGGTCTCCGCGAAGATGGCACCCGCGTGCACACCGGTCTCGCCGGAGTAGATGGCTCCGGTGTCGACGTTGATGTGCGGCGGGCTCCACGCCACCGAACCCGCGTCCTCCTGGTAGTCCACGGAGACGTCGGGATGGACGATGGCCTGGTACAGCGCCCCACGGATGGGCCGCACCGAGGCGCTGCGCAGCTTGGCCACGACGCGCCGCACGATCCGGGCCGACAGGACGTCGGTGGTCAGCAGCGTGTTGTTGGCCGCGGCGGGAGTCTCGATCGCGCCAGCGTTCGAGGTCCACAGCTGCGTCGCCGGGAGAGGCACGGTGGAGTCGCCGGCTTCGGTGCCGGTGTTCACGACCTGCGAGCCCGAGTACAGCTCGTCGCCGACCATGGCGTCCAGGGTGTCCGCCATGTGCGTGACCAGCTGCTCGTTCATCACCGGGTCGAGGGGGATGTACGCGGTGTCACCCGCGAACGTGGTCCGGCCCACGCGGTTGCCGTGCTCCTTGAGCAGCAGCTTGACGTAGGTCGATGCGCCCGGCTGGACCTGGTCACTCGCGATGACCTCGTCCAGAACGTGCCGGTTGGCCGCCACCGTCAGGTAGCGGTGCTTGGGAATGTAGGCGATCTTGCCTTGGTTGGTGAGATCCGCGGGCTCCACCGAGACCCACTGCCGGAACAGGGGGCGACTTCGAAGGTCGAAGTACGCCATCCTGGCCCAGGCCGGGTGCAGCAGTGGAGCACCGAAGGTGCTCACACTGGTGACTGGGCTGTTTGCCATGTCTCTTCCTTGAGGTGTTCAGCCCAGGCGCGGGTTCAGTGACCCTGAACCGCGCCGGGGACAGTCTTGAGACGCCTCACGTAGTCCTCGACCGACAACGCGCCCTCGGTCGCCACGGTGATCGAATCGTGTACCGCTTCGAAGCTGCCCGGCTGGTGGGAGCCCGGGGTGCTCGGAACGGCGCCAACGACGGCGGCGTAGTTGGCCGCCTGGTCTGCGTCCATGCCGGACGGCAGTCGCTGGCCGAGTGGTGTCGACGGCGTGCCGGGCGCTGCAGCAGCGGCGTCAGCCGGTGCCCCAGCGTCGCCACCAGTCTCGGCTCCGGCGGGCGGGGTCTCGCCCTCTCCGGCCGACTGGGCGGCGAAGTGCTGGCCGTACGTGGCATACCACTCGTTGGGATCGGAATCACCGACAAGTCCGGCGAGATCCGCGGACAGGCCCTTGTCCTTGAGGAAGTCCGCCGTCTTGCGCTCGCGCAATTCCTTGGCGAGCTTGGCGTTCTCCTCCTGCGCGTTCTTGGCCGCCGTCGACTGACGTTCGGCGTACTCGCGCAGCTCCTTCGGCAACTGCTTCATTGCCTCGGGATCGGACAACAGGGCCTCGAAGTCGATGTTCGATTCGGACATGAGGTGATACTCCCTTTTGCGTGTGTTGGCAAACGCCCAGTTCCGGTCGGGAGGTTGCCGGCATCGGGCCGACGGTTTGGACTGGGGACCAACGGTGGAAGGCGCGTCTTGCGTGTCACGCTATGCGACTGCGCACCCAATGCGTCGCTGGCGAGCTGACCATCCAGGACTCGAACCTGGGACCCGCGGATTAACAATCCGCCGCTCTGCCGACTGAGCTAATGGCCATGGGGTGTTTCGCGTCACGCGAAACACCGTCGTTCGGGAAACACTCACGTCGAGAACTTGCGCGGTCGCCGCAGCGACTCCACGCGAACCCCGGATCCGCCGCCGAAGCGGGCGCGCTCGCCCGCCGACAGCTTCTCCAGCCGGCGCTGCTGCGTGCCGGACTGGCCGAAGGTGACCTCCTCCAGGTCGGAGACCGTGACCTCCTGGCCCTCGATCTCGCCCAGCTTGGCGTAGTCGGGCAGCTGTTGCGCGATCCGGCCGTAGCCGGTTCGCGCCTCGCCGATGTTGAGGCCCTGCGAGTACAGCAACTCGGCCGCGGTCTGCGAGTAGTCGAAGCCGGCGCGCTCGCGCTCGGCGCCCAGCAGCGTGGTCTCGATCTGGCGCTCCAGGATCGGTGCCGCCCGGGTGACGTCCAGGTAGTAGGACGCCAGGTCGTCCACCGACAGACCCGTGATCCGCATGAGCACGTCCCGCTGCAGCGGGTCGATCGTGTTGACCAGTTCGCGAGCGCGGTCGGCGCGCTGCTTGATCTCGGCCGGCGCGATGTCCAGCGAGATGAACTTGTGGAAGTCCTCCGGGCCGTCGTAGAAGCCGACCGGCATGCCGGCGGCCTGCAGCGCCTGGCGGTAACCCTCCTCGGTGCGCAGGTAGTCGGCGGGGCTTAGCACCGGCAGGCCCGCCTTGAGACGAAGCTCGTTGCCCTGGAAGCGTTGCGTGTACTCGGGCGTGTCCTGCAGCAGCAGCACCAGGGTGTCGCCCGAGTAGCCGTTCTGCACGTACTCGACGATCTTCGGGGCCAGCGAACCCAGTCCGTAGGACTCGAACAGCTGGATCATCGCCGCCGCGGCGTCGCGGTCGGCACCCGACAGCTCATTGATCCACTCGTTGGCCACCGTCAGCTCCTCGTCACCAGGTCACGCCGAAGGCCTGCAGCACGCCGTGCGCCGCCTCCATGTAGCTGTCCTGCGCGTTCTTGGTCTTGCCCCACTTCGCGGTCTTGCGCACCCGCGTCTCGAAGTCCTCCAGGCTGATCGGCGAGAACTTGCCGTCCTTGCCCTTGGAGTTGATGGCGCTGCGAATGTCGCTGTTTCGCAGGTTGACCTGCGACGGGTCCAGCTCCATTAGCTCGGCGTAGCGGTCGAGGTAGCCCGACGCCAGTTCACGAACCGTCACGCCGGCCCGGATCTCGTCTCGGTACCCGGGGAACTCGGCCGCAGCCCGGCGCTGAATCTCGGACAGCAGCTCCTGCTCGTCCCAAGTGCCCTTGGCCACCCGGCCCAGCCAGTCGGCCATTACCGAATTGCCGATGCTGATGCCGTTGTTCTCGGCGGCCGCGCGAACGCGCACCAGGGTCTGGCCAAGCGTGCCACCAACACGTCCGCCAGCGCGGACTCGCCTCTTGAGGTACTCGGTGCTGACCCGCTGCCGGAGTTCGAACTCGGACCACTGGTTGACGAACGCCAACCTTGCCCACGAACTCAGGTTGGCGATCGGCAAGCCCAGCTCGGCGGACATCTTGTGGATGTTGGACTTGACGACGGCCAGTTGGCGACGATACTCGGCCGGATCCTGCACCCTGAGCGCCTGCGCCTTGCGCACGGCTTCGGCGTGGTTCTTGTACCACTTGGTGTTCTTGGACTCGGCGAGCAGCCGGTCGGGACTGTAGCCGTCGTTGAGCGCCTTGTTGAACAGCTTCCACAGCTCGGGGGTCTGCCGCCAGAAGGCCACGTTTGTGCCGGCCATGGCGGCCATCATCTGCTTCTCTTCGGTGGTGGCCACGCTCGCCCCCCTCAGAACTCTTGTGCGCCAGCGCGACCGCTGGGACTGGTGGTGGCTCCGACGGTGGACTGCTGGCCGGTGGACAGGAAGTCCGGGCCCCACTCGAAGTCGGGATCCAGGTCAGTGTCCATGTCGAGACTGGCCTGTTGCTCCAGCGAGGCGGCGGGCCCCGCAGTCGCCGACTCGGCCGGACCGCCGGCCATAACGGACGAGAACGGGCCCTCCTGCTGAGGCAGGGTCTGTATGGTGTCCAACGGGCCCAGGCCGGCCATGACCTCCCACGGGTTGTTCCAGGTGGTCTGCTGGTTGGCGTGGAACGTGTCGTAGCCGCCCACCGGGTAGACGCCCGCGCCAGGATTGCCCAGCACCGCCCTGGCCAACTCCTCCCAGCGCGCGTACGCCTCCGGGAAGGCCGAACGCTGCACCGCCTGCGCCGCCACCGTGAGCCTCATACCGCCACGGTTTCGGATCCTGAGCAGGTTCTCGAAGAACTTGGCCGCCGCGTACCGCGGGTTCATGATCTGCGATCGTGTACCCCAGCCGGCGGAAGGGCGCTGCTGGAACAGGCCGAGGGAGTCCCGGTCCCCGTAGTTCAAGTTCTCCAGCCTGGACTCCTGGAACGCGGTCATCAGGCTGATCACCAGGTCGCGCTCGTTGGCGCCCATCTGGCGCCCCACGGAGACGATGGTCTGCGCGTTCTGCAGCTGCTCGCGCGACAGGCGCACGCCGCCATAGTAGCCGGGCGTCGAACGCTGGTTGCCACTCATGCCGGCGCTGGAGGCCCGGTAGTCCGAGTTGAGCCACTGTCGCGGATCCACCGGCTTGCCGTTGCGCCGCACCTCGAAGTGCGAGTGCGGGCCGGTCGAGTTGCCCGTCGAACCCACGTAGCCCAGCGTCATGCCGCGCTGCACGCGCATGCCGGGACGCACCGCGTTGCGCGAGTGGTGCGCGTAGAAGCCCACCGTGCCGTCGTCGTGTTGCACCTTGACCAGGTTGCCGTAGCCGCCGGACCAGCCGGAGAAGATGACCCGGCCGGGCACCACGGCACGCACCAGCGTGCCGTACGGTGCCGCGAAGTCCATGCCCGAGTGGCCGCCACTGGAGCGGAAGCCGCCCAGGAATTGGCCGGTGATCCGGTAGGAGCCGGGGACTGGCGCGTAGTAGCCCATCAGTACCCTCCGACGAGCTGGTCGATGACGGGGGCGTACGTCACCCCCGCCGTGAAGGCCCGCTCTTCGCCCTCCAGCTCCTCTTCCTCGAAGCCCATGGCCTGAGCCGCCGGGCTCACGTTGCCGCCCACGGTGTTGGAACTGGTCCCCAACACCGAACCGTCGGCCGCGTAGCGCGTAACGGTCGTCGTTCGCCGTGGATTCGCCCGCTCCTTGGCGTTGAGCGCCGAGACGAACTGGCGAAGCTGGTCCTCAGTGGGCTCGCGGCCCACGCGACGCGTGATGGCCTCGATGATCAGCTCACGCGCCGTGTCCGGGTCGGTGAGTTGCAACGAGGTGTCGACGCGAGTCTCCTCGTAGGGCTCGCCCTGGCCGTAGTACTCGTCGCGCATGCGCTTGAGCGTGTCCTCGGCCTTGAAGGTGCCGGGGGCGCCGTCCTTGGCGTAGCGCGCCAGAACCTCCCACACCAGCTCCATGGGGTCGTCGCGCGGGTCGACGCCGTAGGCCGCCTCGGCCTCGCGCACCGCGCGTGTCCACAGCTCGGCCAACATCACCGGGTCGTTGGGATCCAGCCCGGCTTCGCGCGCCAGCCCCATCAGGCGCCGTCGGTCCTGCTGCATACGATTGCGCTCGTCACGCATGTCCTGCGCGGCGCGGGTCTGTAGCCGGCCCGGAGACTGCGGCGTGGCACCGAACACCTGCGGGGTGGCCGCCGAAACGGCCGCCCCGATCGGGTACCGGTACGAGAAGTGCATGAGCAGCTGGTCCCAGATGGTCGGCTGGCCCACGCCCGTGGTGCCGCCGAACTGGGTCGACTGGCCCTGAGGCTGGACGGCACCGGCCCATCGGGAGATGCCAGAGGTGATGAAGCCCCCGGTGCCGCTCTGATCGTCGGCCAGAACTGCCATGTCACGCTCCTAGCCGTGCGCCGTTGGAGCCGTTCGTCAGCGTGTGCCGGTCGAGGAACCGGTGGTACACGTCCGCGAAAGCCAAGTTGTCTTGAACGATCGCCGCCGCGTTGGCGTTGAAGATGAAGAACAGGTCCTCGTTGTCGGCGACTTCGATGTTGGCCGAACCGCCGGCCGCCGCCCGAGCGTCAAGCTCGGCGGCGACAGCGTCGTGCAGCTCCATGTACTGCGCGACACCCTCCCACTCGACGCGTCCAGCCATCTCGCCGGAGCGCAGCGCGCCGCGGAACTCGTCGACCACCTCGTACGACTTGCCCTTGTCGACGCTGTCGTACGCGTCCGACCAGCCGGGGTACTGCTGGCGAAGTAGCTGAACCATCTGCACCTTGAGCAGCTGCAGATCCTCCGCGCCCTTGCGCTGAATGTTGCCGGCCACCGGTTGGTCGTTGACCAGATCGACGATGCCGCGGGCCACCAGCTCGGCGTCAATGTCGACGTTGAACTCGCGCCAGCGCTTCCAGCCCTCCTGGGCCTGCGCGTACGCCAGGGCCTCTTCCGGCGACTGCCGCTCGCGCATGAACACGCCCGAGCCCGGGTACGTTTCCGTCCGGCCCTGCAGGTCGTACACGTTGTAGTTGAACGGCGAGTCCTGGGTGTTCATGCCCACGAGCGCGAGGCCGATGTGCGGGTACTTGCCGATCAGGTCCCGGTGCTGCTTGGTCATGGTCCAGGCCTCGGACGTCGGCGGGACGCCGACGTTGTTCTTCGAGTTGGTGTACCAGAAGTAGTACACGTCGTCGCCGAAGTCCTCGATGAACTTGGTGTAGCCCTCGTCGAAACCGAACTCGTCCTGGTACTGGTGCGCCTGGTCCACGAAGAACTGCATGTCCGACTTCAACTCGAACGAGAACGGCGAGATGGCTGCGCCCACGATGTAGGCGGCCTGAATGGCCTTGGCCTTCTCCACCGACTCGGCCTTGTCCGGGGGCTCCCCGACGCGGCCGTTTCGCTCCCACTCGACCCACGCCGCCTTGTGCAGCAGCGTCGCCGAGTTGGAGAACACCGGGTCGCGGTTGCCCGCGGCGAAGCGGCGCACCCGTCGCACCAGTGTGGGCGCAATGGCGTCCCACGCGTCCGACGGCGCGCCTGTCGGGAACAGGTACGTGTACAGGAACGACGTGGCCGCATTGTCGTCGGACAGCTCTGGCATGTCGCCGATGGCGGCACTGGCGGACAGCTGCACAATGGCGCCGCCGGCCGGCAGCCAGAACGGGTCGCCCTGCAGTGTGGTGTTCAGAGTCTGCTTGTTGACGTCCATGCGCACCGCGCCGTCCTCGTCGGCCAAGTCGTCCACGACGTCGCGGAAGTCCTTGCCGGTGTCGGCCGGGATGGTGTAACTGAGCGCCTTGAGCATGCCCTTCGGCAGCGACAGCGAGATCTTGTCCAGGTCGCCGTGCAGTGGGTCGTCTGCGGTGCGCCCCTCGGAGTCGATCTCCGTGACGCCCCACAGGTCGCCCATCGACTCCCAGCCGTTCACGTACAGGCGCACGAACGCCTCGGGATTCTCCGTGACGACACGGCCCCACGCCAGCATGGTCTCCTTCCAGGCGCCCATGAACGGCGACAGGAAGCGGAACCAGCGGATCAGGTCGGTGTCGTTGTCCACCGTGTTGAACAGGTAGCGCTTGACCTGCTGCAGAGCAAACGCCCGCGCCTGGGCTACGAAGGCCCTGGATTGGGCCGCCGACAGCGGCCCGAAGTTGTCCGGCAGGTCGCTGACCAGATTCTGCAGGAAGTGCCGGTACTGCCGGTCGAAGAACGGGTTCCGCGCCAGCACGTCCGTGGGCACGGTGGCCAGGGCGTTGTAGCCCTTGTCGATGATGCTGTACACGGTGTCGGCGAAGGCGCCGCGACCGGTGACCAGTTCCAGCGCCGACTCGTCGATCGACACGGGCGAGTAGCGCCCCGTGTCGTCGATGATGGTCTGCAGGTCGCGCACGTCGATGGCCTGGCTGTCGGCCAGCCGGATGCGCAGGTCGCCCACGTCGTCCGGCACCAGTTCGTCCAACTGCTGGCGGTACTCGTCGACCCACTTGTCCGGATCGGCGCCCCGCACCGGATTCCGGCGGCGGGCCTCGACGCCCGCCGACTGGTACTTGAGCCAGTGCGCGATGTCGTCGTTGGTCTCGCCGTGCAGCATCTTCTGGAAGATGGGGTCGTACCGCACCTGGTTGTTGAGCACGTGCGCCCACGCCTCGGCGTGGCCGGCGTCACCCTCCAGGGTCTTGCGGGTGCGCATCTGCGTCTTGCGCAGCGACCACACGCTGTCGTTGAACAGGTTCGCGAATCGGTCCACCGAGCCTCGCGAAGAGTTGAGGGACAGCCACACGTCGCCCGAGCCCGGCGCGAATGACGCGTCGAACTCCTTGCCCGGGCCGATGACGACGCGCTTGGCGGACTGGCCCTGGTGCGCCCGGTATTCGAAGCGAGCACCCTTCCACTTGGACGCAGCGGGCGAGTGGCGGGTCACAAAGTTGGCCACCCGCGTGCCGGTGTTCCGTAGACTGATCGCGCCGGCCTTCGGCATGTCCACGAGCAGGTTGGTGAACGCGCCCGTGTGGCCCAGGATGCGCAGCGTCTCTTCGGACACGTTACGCATCGGGTAGCCGAACCGGAACAGCACGCCGACCTTCCAGAAGGTGTTGAAGATGTCCAGCGCGTCCGTGGTGATGCCCTTGCCCTTGGCGAGCGTCGCCTTGAACGAGTTCTTGAGTGCGTCGCCGTAGATGGTCAGGAACCGGTCCATGTCCTTGGCGGACACCGGCACGACGTAGTTCTCCAGCTGTGTCAGCGAGACGGGCATGTCGACGTGGTAGACGCCGCTGCCCTCGGCGTAGTTGTAGCGGCGGAAGTCGTCCGCGTCGACGCCCGAGGCGGCGGCCTCGTTGGCCCGCTTGCGGATGTCGGCGAAGATCTCGCCCTGCCGGCCCTTCACCCGCTGCATGATCTGCAGTGCGGCGTCGGGGGTGAAGCCGTGCTTCACCGCGACGGCCTCCAGGGCCAGGTCCTCGATCTGGTGCGCCGCAGCGCCCCGCTCCAGGTCGTTGCGCGTCGAGGCCGCCTTGTTCAGCAGCTCGCGGCGCATCGACTCCCAGCCGTCGAAGTTCTTGGTGCCGGCGAACGCGTTCAGCGTGTCGGCGTCGCCGACGGCGTCCGCGACCTCGTCCAGGATCCGCGGCGCCTGCGTCTGCAGGGACTGGTGGCCGGACAGGTCGATGGCCGCCGAGCGCTTGAGCCACGCGGCGCGCGGCACATGCACCACAGTGGCGGACACGCCGGCCGCATTCGACGGCCGCATGGTGCGGCTCGTGATGCGGCTGTACTTGTGCTGGCGGGGCTTGAACTGGCCGATGCGCAAGAAGTCCACGTCCGGGCTGTCCAGCGTGGCGCTCATGAAACGGTTGTACGAGTCGTAGGTGCGCAACTGCATGTCCAGTTGCATTCCGCGGTCGGACATCTCTTCGATCGTCTCGTGCTGCGAACGCACGCGGGCCCACCGCTCGCTGGCGGCCAAGATCCGGCCGTCCTGCATTTCGGCGCGGGCCAGTTCCGACTCGTAGTGCTCGACGTTCCTGAGCCGGCCCAGGTCGTCGCCGAGGAGCTTGGACTCCTGCGTGGACGCGTAGTACATGGCGTCCTGCAGTTCCTTGCGTTCGGCCAGCTTGGCCCGAGCCAGGCCGTTGCCCATCATGGACGCGACGCCGTCCTCGAACAGCTCCTGGTCGTAGGCGAACGTGCCGTCGGCCTTGCGCTTGAACGTGGACGCGGAGGCCACCTTGTCCCACTCCAGGGGTCGCGCCAGCGACACCTCCCGGAACAGGTCGGCGCCCAACAGGTCCTTCTTGAAGGCGGGGACCTCTTCGGCGATCCGCACCGCGTCCCAGTGCTCGGGGTCGGCGCGAACCTTGTCGCGCAGGTCGTACATGTTGTTGCGCAGGCTGACGGCTCGCTGCCCGATCGGGTCCAGCGGCGAGATGCCGGAACGCACGTCATTCCAGCGGCTCTGCGGCGTGGCCACGATGTGCTGGATCCGCTGCCGCGCGAAGTTGGGCATACGGTCCCAGTCGGCTCGCGTCACGGCGCGAGCCGCACCCGCGGCCTTGGCGCCCACCACGAGCGGGTCCAGGTACCAGCGGATGGCGAAGTCGGTGGCGCCAGAGACGGCGTTGTACGTCAGCGAGTCCTCACGAACGTCGCGGTACCCCTGGTTGACCGGATTGCCGAACTCGTCGAAGCCCTCGCCGTACGCCTCGTCCAGGTTGTCGCCCAGGAAGAACGGGTCGACGGCGGCCTGGCCGGGGGAAACGTTCTCGGCCCGCTCCCACGACTCGCGCCAGTCGTCGGCGTCAGTCAGGTTGCCGAACGTCTCGACGCCGAACGGGTCGCTGCCAGCGCGCATGCCCGCGGTCTGCTGGAACAGCGCCGAGGCCGGGTCGGCCACGTACGGCTGGTAGACTTCGCGTTCCACCCACTCGAAGGGTTCTATGGCGCGGTTCGCCCAGTCCTTGCCCTGGTACCGCTCGTAGGCGTTGGACAGTTCGGCGCTCCACTCGCCAGTGTTGAGCGCGCGGCGCGCGTCGGCGACCAGTGCCGGGTCCAGCTCGGCGTCGTGCTGGAGGCCGTCGATGGCCGAGTCCTGCGAGTCCTGGGCGTCGAGCCACTTGCGCTCGGTGCGGTTCAGCCCGGTCTCTTCGTCGGTGTCGCCCAGTGCGCCGACCAAGTCGCCGAACCAGCCGGAGACCTTGTCCCTGGCGAACTTGAACTTGTCACCGATCTGCGTCGGGTTCGGGGTCCACCAGTCGCCCCAGTTCTTGATGTCGCCGTGCTCCACGGGTCCCGGCTTCTGGCCGGGCGCACGCACGATGTTCGAGCCGGCGTCGGCGGCGCCGGCCACACCCTGGCCGGGCATAGCGGCGCCAGCGCCCTGCAGCGCCATGGCGTCGAGCCAGCGTCGCTGGTTCATCTCGATCGAGTTGGTCTGGACCGCGTTCAGCATGTCCTCGAACGTGGTCGGCTGCACTGGGGCGGTGCCCAGGTCAACGGCCGCGCCGTACAGGGGCTCCGGCTGGGCGGCGGTGACCGTGGCGGCGCCCAGGACGCCCACCCGGTTCATCCACCACTTGTCGTAGCCGGCCATGCCCACTCCCTCAGGAACTCTGTGCCATCCGCGCTTCGAGCTGTCGGACGAGCTGCTTGGTCGCGCGTGACGCCTCGGGTCGCGAGGCCAGAGCCTTCATCAGGCCGAAGTAGTTGCGCGTGCGCAGGATGTCGTACTCGGCCGGCGCCGATGGCGTGTTGGGCACCGCGGCGCCCTGCGTCACCGGCATCTCGGGGAACTGCGAAGGCTCGCCGAGGCCCACGATGCCGCTGGCGTCGACCGGCGGCAGCTGGCCGGCGGCCATCGGCGCCGCCTGCTGCATCTCGCGGAAGTCCTTGGCTTCGCCGTAGTCGGCGTCGGGCAACTCGCGGATGGGCTGCTGGCCCGGCCCGCCGTCGGTGCGCCGGCTCAGCGCGCCAGGACCACTCACCGGAGCCGGATTCGCCGGCCTACGGTATCCGCCGTGTGGCATCGGTCGGCTCCTTCGTCAGGGCTTCCAATTCGAGGGCCGCGCGTTCGGCGAACTTGGCCCGCGCGGCCTTGTGCTTGTTGTGGGCGTCGAGGTGGCGGCCCAGGATCCTCGGATACCAGGCCAGCTCTTCGACCACGTCGCCGGTCTGCTTGAGCAAGTCGCCGAACAGGGACACGAGGCTGAATCCCTGCTTGCGAGGTCCGACGTAGGCCATGGCGATCTCCTCAGAACAGTTGAACGGCGACCCACACGATGATCGCGATGTCTCGGACGACGGCGATCAGGGTGACAATGGACACGGCTCCTCCTCTTGGCTGAGTGGGCGAGATTCGAACTCGCATCTTCCGGTTTTGGAGACCGGCGCTCTCCCAGTTGAGCTACCCCCCATTGGGCCGGCGGCGTCCTGGCGATTCACTCCGATTGGCGTCGGCCGGCGTAGTGGCGGGAGCGGGATTCGAACCCGCGTCGGAGGGCTTATGAGGCCCGGCTGGTACCTAGCTCCAGTCCATCCCGCTCTGCGTGAAGGGCGCCCAATCCGGCCGAAGCCGCTGCCCACTGTTACGGCGATGCAGCAGGGTCGTTTAAGTCGCCCGGTACTGTGTAAGGGGCGACCCCTTCGTCATGACGCCCGGCGAGGAGGAGCGAACCTCTGGCTCCAGAGACTCCTCGCCGGGCAAGTTTCAGTCCTGCCTACTCAGCTGGACCGCGTTGTCCAGGGCGTCGAAGAGTGGGCGGAGTTCTGAGCCCCACGCCTCGCGGAACTCGGCCTTCTCCGTCTCCGACGCCTTGGCCCACTGTCGAATCAGGAAGTCGCGAACCTCACCCAGGGTCAGTTCCTTGGCCTTGGCCTTCGTCATCTTGTCCTCCATCAGGGTACGGGTGTCATGCGACGCATGCCAGCGGACATGCGGGGTTCGCCGCTCTGGGACAGACTGGACATCAGCATCTGCAGTCCGCCCTGCGGCGGCGCGTTGCCGCTCGGCGCCGGAGCGCCCTCGGCCGGCTGCTGCGCGCCCAGCTCCTGCCTGGCGGCCTCGATCGGGTTCGTGGCGGCCACCTGCTGCTGTTGCGCCTGCTGGGCCGCCAGCTCCTCCTTGGTCGGCTCTAGCGCCTTGAGCAGCGCCTCGACGTTGCTCAGGCCCTTGGCCCGGTTGGTGCGATAGCGCGCCAGCTGGCGCAACTGTTGCGACGGGTCCTGGCCCATCTGGGCTGCGGCGGGCCAGGAGGCGATCCACTGCTGGATGCCGGCCTTGAGCGCGTCGTCGGCGTCCTCGTCGTCCACCGCCTTGGCCAGGTCGGTGGCCGAAGCGTTGAACGCCTTGGCGTACTGCTCGCGCACGACCGAGCGCGGGATCTCCTTGTCGCCGCGCAGTTGCAGCGCGAAGATGAGGCCCCGCTGGTGGTCCATGCCGTAGGCCAGGCCGTACGAGATCTTCACCGAGTAGTTGCCGGCGATGTCCGTCGACGGCGAGTAGGACTCGACGAATGGGGCGCCGTCGGCGTCCCCCTCGATGTCCTGCGACTTGTCGGGCCACAGCGTCTCGTCCAGCCGCAGCGCGTAGCTGCAGGCCTCCTTGAGCGCCCGCCCGATCAGGTCCTGGTACGTCTTGACCTGCGAGTCCATGGTGCCGAGCAGTTCCTTGACGCCCGCCCCAGTGATGACCGAGGCGTCGATGGAGCCGGAACGACCCTCGGGGTAGCGGGCGGCCGAGCGCGACTCGGCCTGCAGGATCTCGTTCTCGGCGAACACGCCGGTTGGGATGTCCAGGCGCACCCGCTCGACCGCGTTGGGCGCCGTCGAGTCGGTCTGAATCTTGGCGTTCGGGCCGTAGTTGAACTGGGTGACGTCCTTGGGCATGCGAATCGGCGCGTTGATGGCCTTGTCCGCGGCCTCCAGCGTGAACAGCGCCATGCGCGCACGAGCCACCTGCACCCACAGGGCCTGGTCGTAGGCCCCGGTGGCAGGGCCGGACTTACGCTTGGGCAGTTCGGCCAGGAACACCGGCACGCGGCCGGGCGTCGGATTCGGCGCGGCCGACAGTGCGAGGCCGTCGCGACCGGGCATGAACAGGCACGTCTTTTGGCCGTCGTAGTAGCGGACCACCTCGACCAGCTCGTTGTCCGAGTCGGCGGTCCAGGCCAGGTCCACGATGCCGTTGCGGTCCAGCTGCCTGCCGTACTTGATGCGGTACTTGAGGTGCGGGAACTTGGCGGCCAGCTCGGCCACAGTCTCGTGCCACGACTCCCAGAAGTTGGTGACGCGGCCGTACAGGTCGACTACCCAGTAGGCGCCCTGCGGATTCGCGGCGCGGAACCGGACCCGCTCCTCCGCGAGGTCGGCGTCCACGACGATGGGCAGCGCGGCCAGCGACACGAAACGGTCGCAAGCCGAGTACATCTCGTTCTGCAGGTTCGAGCGGTCCAGGGCGTCGATCAGGATGCGGGTGCGCTTGTCGGCCGCCCGCTTGGAGTTCTCGTAAGACGGGTTCGCGGCGCGGGCGTGAACCTCGGGCAGCTCGCCCAGCAGCTCGCCCAGGTCGCGGGCCGCTAGGTCCACGACGTTGGCCACGATCTGCTTCGGGAAGCGCTTGGGGAACAGGCCCGGCATGAGTGCGTCGACCTGGCCGTCACGCGCCAGGTCCACCAGCTCGTGCCGGTGGTCCCGCTCCAGGAACCGGTGCCTGGCGTTGTGGTACGCCGTCAGCAGGTCGCCGTAGAACTGCACCTCGCCGCCCGGCATCAGCGTTTGTGTCATCAGCCCCACCACGAGTCTACTAGGTCGACCTGGCTGTCAACAGACAGGTGCATGGATTGCTTGGCCTGGTCGTGCAGCCCGGAGTCCCACCACGTGGGCACGTGTCCGGTGTTCTCCTCGCCCCGGTAGGCGCGGATCAGGTCCCGGGCCCGGATCTCGGCGAACCACCACGACATCAGGATGTCGGTCGGCGCCTTCGTTTCCGGGAAGAACGTGGCGGCCTGCTCGATGAACTGGCGAATGGCCTCCGAATGCTTCGGGTTCGGCAGTTCGATCTGGGCGTTGTCCTTGGCGAACAGGCCCGCCATGCCCATGACCCCGGCGATCGGGTCCCACTTGTTCTTGCCGGAGGTCTGGTGCGGCGCCAGGATGCAGCCCTCGTTGGCCAGGTCGGTGACGATCTCGGTGTCCTGCATGATCCAGTTGGACAATAGCACCGCCTCGACGCGCCACTCCTTGATCTTGTACAGCTTGGTGAACGGGATGATGACCGCGCGGACCTGGCCCGGAGTCATCCGGGACTGGTTGACGACGTCCAGCAGGTAGCGCTTGCGCTCCTTGAGGTGGATGCCGTACACGGTGAACGCGGTGTAGCCGGTGCTGGCCGGGTCCATGCCGCCGATGACGTACAGGTCGTCCATGGTGGGCCGCCCCAAGGCGGCCTCCGCCATCGACGTCTGCAGCGGCCCGTTCCGGCGGTTCTTGTTGACGGCGGCCTTGATCAGCTCCCGCGGGAAGATGGCCGAGTCCTCAAGGTCACCCTGCTGGTAACCTTGGATCCAGGCGGCCTCGCCGACCACGTCGCGACGGTCGGACAGTCGCGGCCCGTCCCACATGACGAAGGTGCCGTCGTCGAACGCGGGAGTCTCGTCGCCCACCTGCGGCATATTGGACCGCGGCCACACGGTGACCCAGTCCTTCGGATCCTCAGCGAACTCCAGCACGGCCGGCTGCGCGAAGTATGTCCACGCCGGCTTTACACCAGGGGCGTACCTGTCGGGGTTTCGCAACTCCTTGTACAGGTCGACCTGCGCCACGCGAGAACCGATGACCAGCACCTTGCCGGTCGCGCCGGCACGGGTGGACACCATGCGCGTGATCCAGTTGAACTGCTTGTCGACTTCGAGGTAGTTCTCGGTGTCAATGCAGTCGTCCAGGATGAACACTGTGGCGCGCTTGCCGTAGATCTGGCCGCGCATGCCGACGGCCTGCACGGTGGGGTCCTTGGCCAGCTGCTTGCGCATCTTGGGGCCGAACCGGATGCGATACTGCGACCACTCGGTGCAGGCCTTCTCGTAGCCCTCCTCGGGACCGAAGTCGTCCTGCAACTTGGCGTATGTCGGATTGGTCAAGAACTCCTTGATGCCGGACAGGAAGTCGCCGGCCATCTCGCGGTTCTTGGAGACGATGGTGATAAGCTGCTCGGGATCCTTGACGATCTTCCACAGCGTCCAGGCGATCGTGACGGTGGAGGTCTTGGCGTGCTCGGGCGGCGTGTTGACGATCAGGTGGGTCATTCGGCCCGGATTGTAGATCTGGGCCTCGTGCAGGTCGCGGGGGTCGCGCCCCTCCAGCAGGTCGAACCACTGCAGCTGGTGCCAGTGCAGTTCCCAGCCCAAGTACTCCTTGCAGAACTCGGGGAAGTCCGGCACCTCGCGCCGGCCCTCCGCCCGGTCCCGGCGAAGCCGACCGGTGACCCGGTCGGCGGCCGCCTTGAACTCGGGGTAGCGGTCGCGCCACTTCTCGTAGGTGGACGCGGCGTAGCCGATCCGCCGGCAGGCCTCCTCGACGGTGGCGCCGTCGCCGCGCAGCTTGAGGAACTTCTCCTGCGCCAACTCGCGATTCAGCCGCGTGTGCTTGCGCCCGCCAGTCCCCTCGCCGTTCTCCGTGGGCTCCTTGCGGCGAGGACCCTTCTCGGCCTCAATTCGGATCAGCGCCATCAGAACCCCAATCGCCAGCGCTCTTCAAGCGGATCCACGCGAATGCGCCGGAGGCACGTCAACAGGTAGGTGAACGCCTCCCCATCCGGGAGGCGTTCCACAATGGCGGCCAGACGCTCCTCCTCGATCACAGCTCCAGGTCCAGCGCGTCGAACACGTTGCCGATGTTGTTGCAGATGGTGACCTGGTCGGAGCCGGCGAACAGCAGGCCCACGAGCTGGCCGTACGCGTCCACCACCGCGGACCCGGAGTCGCCGGGCGCGGACATGGGGCCGGCGACGAACTGGTCGCGGAACACCGCGATCTTGCCCTCGCCGTACTGCACCTGGACGGTTACGCCCGTCTGCAGCACCTTGTCGGCCGTGAAGCCGGTGGTGCGGCCGCTCTTTCGGACCACTGTGCCGATGGCCACGGCGGCGGTGCCGACTGGCACCCCGATGTCGCGGATGTCTGAGGACAGGTCCTCGTTCCGCGCCGGCATTGCCACCGCGGCGTCGACCAGGTTGTCCAGCGCTTCGGGCTCGACGACCGGCACCAGCCGGGTCTTGCGGAACAGCATCCGGGACAGCAGGTTCAGTGGCCAGGCGGTGGCCTTGGCCAGCGGGCACTCCGAGATGACGTCGCCGATGAAGTTGATCGGCTCGAAGGCGTGCAGCCACCCGATCGCGTCGTCCGGGAGCTGGCCGCCGTCGTACGGGCCCGGCTGCAGGATGGGGTCGCCCAGCTGGGCCGCATTGGAGTTGGCGAGCACGTGGTTGTTGGACAGGATCAGGCGCTGGCCACGGGACCAGACGGCGCAGCCCAGCGTGCCGGCCGTGATGTCCACGTGGCCGATGGAGTCGCCGCCTCGGGCCGGCCACCCGAACGCGCGAATGATGCCGGTCTCGACCACGTCCGTGGGCCAGCCGTCGACCTCGTCGGGGACGAGGTCCGACGGCGCCAGAGCGTCACTTGGCAGCTTCTTGGTTACGCTTACGGTGACGCAGAACCGGCCGGTGCCGTTCTTGCGGCCGAAGCCGACGGCCACCACGTTGGCCAGCTGGAGCAGGTCGTCACGATTCGCGGCCACTGAGGATCTCCTTCAACTTCTGGGTTCGGACGGTTTCGTTGTCGGGATTGTGCTGACGGTTCAGCGGCGGACGCTCCTGCTCGATCAGCCGCGCCTCGTACTCCAGCGCCGACGACCGGGTCGGGAACTCGCGAGCGATCTCCATGGCGACCCCGGCGCGGTTCAGGTACGGCCGCTTCTTGGACTCCAGATGCTCGGTGGCCCGACGCGTGCCGTCGTTGCTGATGCCGGCGTACAGCAGCGCGTTGCCCGCGGGACGGTAGCGCCACTCGTACAGGACGTGCGGCTGGCCCTCCAGCAGCTCCGACCACTTGTCCTCCGCGAACTCGTCCCGCGTGGGCACCTCTGGAGGCAGGAGGCCGGCGGCCAGGGCCGGGATCACCGAATCCGGGACCCATACGGTGCGGAAGCGTTCGAAGCCGCCGCCGAACTCCAGGTGGGCGTAGCCGACGCCCGGCATGGACTCCGGGATCTGGGAGCAGCGCGCGCCCTGGTTCTCGGCGCCCGGCCCCAGCACCACGTCGGTCATGACGGACGACTCGGTGGCCAGCACCAGCTTCTGCACGAACATGCGCCGCAGGCCGCCGACGGTGTCCAGTTGCGGCACCTGCGTCAACGCCCACACGGTGAACGCGGCCTTGCGACCGGCGGACAGGATGTGGCGCAACTTGTTGGACTTGGTGTTGGACAGCACCCCGTCGAGCGCCAGGAACTCGTCGATGACGAGGATCTCCCACGGCGCGTCCTCGGTCGGCACGTGGTACCGTCCGGTGTCGTCCATGGTCTCCATGCGCTTCACCATGGCGTCGTACATGTTGCCGATCATCTGCTCGGCCGGCTTGCCGCCGTCGTTGCAGTACTGCCGTACCAGCGGCGAGCCGGAGAGGGTGGACAGCTCCACCCCGCCGTGCGGGTCCAGTACCCACAGCCGGAACGGTATCCCCGAGGCGATGGCGGACGCCATGAGGGCCCACAGGGTGCCGGACTTGCCGGAACCCGGTACCCCGACGATGAGCAGGGACTTGATGGTGGCGATCGTAGCCGCGGCGCCGGACTCGGTGAGGCCGAACGCGAGGCGACCGGTCGCCGGCAGCGGCAGGCGCTCCAGCGGTATCGTTTCGGACAGCGGGTCGGTCCAGCGCATGTGCAGCGTGGCCAGTTGCGGGGTCTCGCCCGGCACGACCTGCACGAAGCGGCAACCGTCGAGGCTGGTGGCGATGATCTCGGCCTTCGAGGCCAGCCTGGAAGCCGGCACCCCGAACGCGGCGGTGTTGATGTCGGCGGTCAGGCCCCACTCCGTGGCGTGCACGTTGGACAGGTGCGGAACCCGGATCACGTCGTCCACGACGCGGGACAGGCCGACGTTGTCGGCGGCCTGGGGCCACAGCGCCATGAGGTTGCGATAGCGCCTCCACGATTCGAAGAGGTCGTGGCGCCACGCTAGCCCCCCCTTCGGGGGGGCTAAAGCCCTCATCATCTTCCACCCCCGACGCGACCGCCAGGCCACCTCCGGCACGGCGCCCAACAGGGCCGCCGGCAACAGGCCTAGACCACTGACGATCAGCCACACCGACAGGCCTAGACCAAAGGGGATCAACGGCCGCCGCACTAGACCACCGAGCATCAAGATCACCGACCAGGCGACCAGGTTCCGGTGCACGAAGCCCAGAAACAGAATCCTGACGATGTCGCGGGGACCCGCGCCCGCCGGAATCGTGGTTACGACGCCCATTGGTCTAGACCTTCCATTGGACGGTACCCGGAACTGGTCTAGACCCCGTCACCGTTCGATTGCGCGCCGCTCGTGGCCAGAGACCTCGCCTCGTTGCGTACCGACTGGGCGGTACTCTTCGACGCGTTCAACAGTGACGCGAGTTCGCCGAGACTCTTGCTCTCGTGCCAGGAGTTCGCGAGCACCAGTCTGACTCGCTCGGTGCGCAACCGCTGCCGCGTATCCGCGTTTGCGGTATCCCTCGTCGAGGTCGTACGCCGCTTGGTATCGCGGGTGCCTGATTGCGCCGTGCTCTTGGTCGCATCGGACGCAGTACGGGTCGTCGTATGCGGCGGCGGGGAGCTTGTGGCCGAAGAGCGTGCAGCGGAGGCTTGCCATTGTTCCGTACCCTTCGGCACTAGGAGGTGGATCGCGATACCGAGTGACAGTGCGGGGATGCCGCCGACGGCGGCAATCGTGGCGAAGTCGGGAACCAGCATGCCGGCCTCGAACAGGTGCGCGGCCGCGTTGCCCGCAATGGACAGCGCGATCGCGCCCGTGGCGACCACCAGGGCCCGCCGGCCGGCGCCGCGCGCGTACTCGATCAGCGCCATGGCGGCCAGCGCGTCGATGCAGAGCGGCAACAGCCACGCGATCGACGGATGCCAGCCGGTCTGCAGGGCGAGCATGGTCAAGGCCGTGAACGACGCCGCGACGGCGCCGACGGCCAGTAGCGCGATGATGACGCGCCGAGCGAACGTGAGCATGGGACGATCCTCACTGGACGGCGGTGGACGGTGGCCGGGCCCGGCGCGACCGTCCAAGCGGCCGGGCCCGGTGTCTCGGGTGCTGTGGGGTTCGCGCGTCTGGGACGCGCGACCCGCGAGGGTCTCGGATTCTGGGCAGACCTCGCGCGCCTTCGAAAATTGCGCGCGGGGCGCATCAATGCACCGAAGGATCCGCGATTGCCGCGAGTCGCTGCGGGACGCCGCCCTAGCGGCGGCACGCTGCAGCGCTTGCGCGGAGGCTTCGCCTCCTAAGAGTCCTGACTCTTAGTTACAGGGTGTCAGAGGCAAAATCCTGACAGGTAGAACGGTGTGACTTGCATCACAGTGGCTCTGACCTGCAGCGTTGCAACAAAAAACTTTGGCCGTCTCACTATGTGGACTGGGTGTCGGGGAGATTTTGGGCAAGGGAGTATGTTCCTCCCCAGGCCACGGATTCATCATCCCGGGGTCAAGTGCATTGGGACATTGCACCACGAACCGATGCATCACGGACTCACGGCCACTGGGCACCACTGCAGGCCAGTGCTCCCAGATTCCGTGACCCGTGGTCCATCGTGGTCTAGTGCAAGCAAACGAAGGCTAATGCCAGCAAACGCGGCCCAATGCGCCTTGATACAGGCGCATGCGCGTGGATGCGCCGAGGTTGGTGCGCTTGGGAAGCGTGGCTGCCTCTGGCACATGGACTGCCACGCACGCCTCGCACCCTGTGCGCGCTTCGCGCGTGCGGCCTGTAGCAACGCATCCGGGATTGGCGCTCTGGGTGCGGCCGCCTGGAGCGGCCGCGCAAGATCCTTTGTCCACATGCTGGGCAGGCCCTTGACGCCAGTAGCGGGCGAGCGTAGCTTGGGAATTGCACCACATCGCGAGACGCCAGTAAGGCCCGGCCCGCCGGGCGCGACAGGCCCTCAGCCATGACCCAGGGTGCGAGACGAGACGCGGAGCGAGGCCCACGGGCCTGCCAGTGCCGCACAATGGACCGCCAGCACGGCCAAGTGAACTCAGGCGGCGCCACGACCCCCGCACTAGGGGCGAGCGCCAGGCGAGTGCTTGACGCGAGCACTGCAGGGCGGAGCGCACCGACCTAGGGTGCGCGATGGGTGGCCAGCGCGACGCTGGGCGCCTTTCGTGATTCTAGGATGAGAGGACAAGGATCATGAGAACTAGCCCACCGACCGTGATCGCTGGTCAAGGCATTGCCTGCCAGCCGTTCGACAACAGCGGACACTTCGCCTGCAAGGCGGGACCGAGCGGGACCGCCCGCGAGGCGGTCCACGCCTGGACTCACCCCACGTCGGGCGAGTCCGGCAAGTTCTGCCCACGTCACTCCCCGTTCGACTGGAACGGGGACCACGCCGCGCGACCAGACGACCTGCCAGACGAAGGCGACCGCTGCAAAGACTGCGGCCGCGAGATAACGTGGATCGGTCCCAGCGATTACGACTGGGAGCATGCCGAGAGCGCTGAGAGAGAGGGGACAGGAATCATGGACGACTACACCAACAGGCTTGCCAGCATCGAACGCGACGCGCAAGGCACGGCCGACGCCATACGCGAGGAACACGAGCGCAAGGCCAAGATCAAGGCCATGACGCCCGGCACGCGCGTTTACGTGCGCCCGTTCGACATGTTCGGCGAGGTGATCGCCGTACACGGCCAGGCATTCCAAGTCCTCACGCCGGACGGCTCGCGCCGTTTCTGGAGCGTGGGGGAACTGGAGCTGTGAGCGTCGCATGGTGGCCAACCGTACCGCGTGAGCGGTACGGTTGCCTGCCATGGTCAGCTCATGACCAACACGAGAGAGAGGACAGGGACCATGACCACGACAGGGACCATGACCACGTACACGCCACGGCACGCCTCCCGGCAACGGTTCGCGGACGTCGACCGCGCCACCATGGAACGAGACAGGGACCTGCGGCACGAGGTGACTGACGCGCTGATCGACTCGAACGCGCCACGGCGACTCGGTCACGACCCGCGCTATGACTGCCACATTTGCGGCAAGCGCAACGGACACGCGCTATGACTGCCACACTTGCGGCAAGCGCAACGGACACTGAGTGTCGCAGCGTGGCGGTCGGCATCCCTGCCGACCGCTGCGCTGGTCAATTCAGACCAGCACGAGAGAGAGGATCCACCATGCGAGACATCAGCATCCCTCCGACACTGCGCATGTTCGCCGCACTCGTCGCGGAGGTCACCCTCCGCGACGGTGGCGCCACGGCCAATGCGCACACCCGAGAGTTTCTCGGCACGCCCGACACGCCCACGTACGTGGTCGGCGGGCTTGCTCCAACGCGCGAGTACGACGTGCGCGGATTCGGGCCCAATGAGGCCTATGCCGCGCTGTCCCAGTGGGCCACTGGCGCCGCGTGGGTCGGCACGTGGGTCGATGGCGGCAAGGTGCACGTAGACCTGGTCGATCTTTGGTCAAGCCGCGATGCCGCGCTTGCGACCGCGACCTTTCGCAGTGAGCGTGCCGTGTACGCCGCGCACACTGGCGAGACGCTGTGGACTCCGGGCAACGGACCCGAAGAGACCACGGGCCCTTCCGACCTGGAGGATCCCGCCCTGCTCATGCTGGAGGATGCCGCGCGCTTTGACGATGGGGACGATCGTCGCAAGCGGCTCGCGCGCGTCAGGGGCGTGACCGTCAACGAAATCTCTGACGCGGAGGTGCTGGAGTCGTTCCAGGGCACGGCGAGGAACGGCCAGCCGTACGACACGCGCTACGACTGCCACGTGTGCGGTAAGCGCGGCGGACACTGAGTGTCGCAGCGTGGCGGTCGGCATCCCTGCCGACCGCTGCGCTGGTCAACTCAGGCCAAGCCGAGGAGAGGAAGCAGCCATGTTCATCAACACCGGGGCGAAGATCAACGGGCAGCGCGCGCGCACAAAGAAAGCGCTACGCGAAGCACTCGCCGTCACGCCCGACAGCGTCACGTTCGACGTTACCCAACTATTCGGCGAGCTGGCCGGGCGCACGCTGGCGGCCGTCGACGTGCTCACACACCCCCAATGGACGCTAGTAGTCGTGGGCCCTGACCCCTACGCGCGGCGCAATTGGTACGCCAGCGTCGCAGCCGCAAGCGACCACTTGAGTGTTAAGTGAGCCGAGTGCTCATGGTGGCCCATCGACCCTTGACGGTCGGTGGACTGCCATGGTTAACTCAGATCACCGCACGAGAGAGAGGAATCGACCATGAAACCACTAACCCGCAACGTGGTCGCCGTGTATCGGCGCGCCACGCCCGAGCAACTGGAGCGCGGCCGCAGTTGGTACCGCGCCGCGTACGACCTGGCCCTGGAGCTGGACGCGCACAGTCCTGCGCGCGGCGCCGGAGTCATTGCCGCACTGTCGCCCATGCTCCAGTGGGAGCGTAACGCGGCACTGGCGCGCGGCGCATTCCTGGCCGGAGTGGGATTCGGCACCTACACCGCCAACACGCGCAAGGCCAGCGCAATCCTGCGCGGCGAGGATCCGTTGGAGGTGCTGGGCGGGCGCAAGGTGCGCGCGTTCTACGCCTGCATAATCTCGCCCGAGGGTAGCGA